ACATACTCAAGCTTTAGACATTGATAAAGGTTCTAATATTATTATGAATTCTCTTAATGTATTTAGTAAAGAGCGTGAGCTTTGGTTAGAGTGGCAAGACACTAAGGTATTTGATATGGAAGTATTTAAATTGTTTGTAGAGGCAAGTGCTTGTACCTCTGCTGAAAAACTTATAGAGGAAGGTATGAGTAATGATCCTGTTACCATTATAGATCATCTGCCTCGCCGCAACTCTAACTTAGAATATATGTGGCAGAAGTATACTGGTGTTTATCGTAAGCGTTTGGGCAGTACAATGTGGGCCGCATACAATACTCTAACTGATTGGTCAACGCATAGAGTATCAGGTAAAGAAGATAAGTTGGCGGCGTTACAGTTTGATAGGCATCAGATTGTTAGGCAAGTTATATCTGATTTTGCGAAGGCGGCTTAGATGACTACGTTTTTTTGGGGTAGAATGTTTTCTTGTAATCTTAGGAACGGAGCAGGTTTCGATATAGAAGCCTGTGATTCCCGACCAGTGTGGATTTCAAGTGACAACTTTCAAGGCACTAAGGTTGCATCATTCGATGGCATAGTATTATTACTACCCTTTCTTATATTTACTTTTGGAATTATTTTTGAACACGAAGACAACGATGAGGAATTTTAAAATGGGTACAGCAAAACATCTTAGTATTAAAAAAGTAACACCTAAATTATTAGAATATATTCATTCTAGATTTGAATACAATCCAGAGTTAGGAAGAACGATATCTAAAATTTCTAGTGGTACTCATAAATATCGGCATATAAAGGGAGAACTAATTAGAGGGTCAGCGACAAATGATGGTTATCGTGAAATATTTTTTCGCGGGTATAGAATAAAAGAGCATCGTTTAATATATTTAATTTGTCACGGTTTTCTTCCTGAAATGTTAGATCATATTGATGGTAATAAATTAAATAATAAGATTGAAAATCTTAGATCGTGTAGTGGTTCACAGAATCAATTTAATAAAAAAATTCCTAAAAACAATACTACAGGATTTAAAGGTGTTACGTTTATTAAAGCCAAAAAAAGATACATGGGTTACGTACACATTTCTGGTAAACAGTACAGGACTAAACTAACTAAAAATTTAACTGAAGCTGTATTGCTTCTTAGAACTTTAAGAGAAAATTTACACGGAGAATATTGTAATCATGGGTAAAGGTTCTACGCCAAGGAAGGCGAACCACAAAAAGTTTATGGATAACTTTGATAAAATTTTTAACAGGAAACTAACTGAAGGAACTGAATATGAACACCGTACTAGAGAAGATGAAAGACTTGCTAAACGTAGGCAAACGTCTTTGGCATACTATGTGTCATCGGTTGGATCATCTGATAGTAAAATACGGGATTGAAGATGAAGGTACTTCGCCCGAATCTTTTGTAAGAGTAATAAGATTCATTGTTATTGTTCTTATTTTCTATACAATGGTATCTGTTTTACTAATGTTAATGTAAGGAGATTAATATGTTTGCAGATTTTATGTCGAGCAATCCTTCTACTCAAGTGGTAGCAGTAGCTAGAGTTGCTGATGAGCTTTTAAAATATAATGGCTTCCCACTCTCTCTACTTTGTAGAGACTTTGATGTTAAAGAAGCTGACGTAATACAATTTATTGTAGAAAAAACAGAGTACGAAACTCTTTTAGATATGCAAAAAGAAGTAAGTACAGGTCACCCATGATACAATGGTTAAAGAAAGCCTGGAGGTTATGGGCTAAGAGTTTAGGAGAACGTGCATCAGATAATAACTGGGAGGCAGATATAGTTGCTATGATCAGAACTGTATTTGCTATTCTTAATTTAGGAACTTGCTGTTTCATTACAGCTAATATACTTGTAGGTTGGGAGGTATTATAATGCAAGCACATCCGTGGGAGTTGATTTTAAATGAAGACGGTATTGATAATACTATTTATAAAGTAGCTCAATGGCATCAAGACAGAAATTTAATTAAAGGATCTGATGATAAGAACCAAGTCCTTAAACTAATACAAGAGTTAGGAGAACTATCAGATAATATTTGTAAAGGTAAAGATCCAGTAGATGATATAGGTGACATCATGGTTATCCTAATTAACATTGCAGTCCGTAACGGGTACACATTAAAGCACTGCTTAGACCACGCTTACGATGACATCAAAAATAGGAAAGGTCAGATGGTAGACGGTATCTTTGTTAAAGAAGCTGATAACCACGACCCCGATAGTATTGGAAATAGACTGTAAAAAGTCTTGACAATGTATGTAAATAATAGTAGTATCTCAATTCAATTAATCTTTCAAAGGAAAGTAAAAAATGGCTATATTAAATGGTACAGCATATTGGGCAAGCGTCACAACTCCGAACACTAATTATGAGCCAGTGTATACTGTTAATCTGGTAGTAGACCAGGACACTGCTACTGATTTTGAGTCGAGAGGATTCAAGTTAAAGCAGATGGAAGAAGGCCCAGCACTTATTATTAAGCGTAAGGTTGACGGCCCTAATGGTCAAACCCGTCCCGCCCCTAAGTTGTTTGACATGGCAAAGAACCCGCTGACTTGTAAGGTAGGTAACGGTTCGACGGTTCGTGTTCAGTATAAGGAGTGGGAGACAGACAACAAGTACGGTCAGTTTAAAGGGCTAGACTTTCAAGCTATGCAGGTTTTAAACTTGGTAGAAATTGGTGTCCCTGATGGCGAAGAGTTCATGGATAACACTGAAACAAATAACTTAGAGGATGAGCTATAAAATGAGTGCTAAGACGTACACTAAAGACGATGTTATTTATGAGGTAGCTATGCTGTCTCCTGAAGCGCAGTCTATCTTTGGAGTATTAGTTGCAGCTAAATCCAACTTGGATCAGGCCACGTTAGAGGAAACTCTAGCGCGGTCTGCTGCGCTCCACTTGATAACAAAGTTAGATGAGCATCTTATAGACGATGCAATTATTGAGCCGACTCAAGAGGAATAGTAATGACCTTTATAAGATACCACTTACCTTGTAGGAAATGTGGTGGCTCAGACCCAGTGTCCGTTAATGTAGACGGCTCTGGGTTTTGTTTTAGTTGCAGCCATTACTATCCTGTATATGATAGTTCTAAAATTATTGATGACGATACGGAAGATTTTGAAATGCATCAGCGAAATAAAAAGATAAATACTTCGGGCGATTACGGGTTCAACGAGCTAACTGATCGTAAAATTAAAAAGGAAACTATAAAAAAATATGGAGTTAAATCTACTCTTAATGAAGACGGTACTATTCAAAAACACGCCTATCCTTATTATAACGGGCAAGAAGTATCGACTTTTAAAATAAGAGAAGTTTCTAATAAAGGTTTTGCTTGGACTAAACCTCCTAAAAATGTTGGATTGTTTGGCGAACAATTGTTTAAAGAAGGGGGCAAGTATCTTACTATCTTTGAAGGTGAGTGTGATGCCTTAGCAGGTTACGAAATGATGGGCAGTAAGTGGCCCTCTGTTTCTATTAGATCAGGTGCTAACTCTAGCATTAAAGATATTAAAGAAAGCTTAGAATATATTGAATCCTTTACTAATGTAATACTTTGTTTTGATAATGATAAGCCTGGGAAAGAAGGTGCTAATAAAATTGCAAAGATATTATCGCCTGGTAAAGTAAAAATAGTTAAACTTCCTGTCGGATGTAAAGACGCTAACGATATGTTAATTCAGGGAAGGCACTCTGCCTTTATGGAATGTTGGTGGTCATCTAAAATCTACACACCATCCGGTGTTTTAAACATAACTGACAAGAAAGAAGACTACAAGAACCGCCCTAAGAAAGCATCTATACCTTACCCTTGGCAAGGTCTTAACAATAAACTAGAAGGTCTTAGATCCGGTGAGCTAGTGACTCTTACTGGTGGTACTGGACTAGGTAAGTCTAGCGTAACTAGAGAGTTAGAGCATTGGCTTATTAAAAACACTAAAGATAATGTAGGGATTATTGCGCTTGAAGAAGATTGGGTTCGTACTGTAGACGGAATACTTTCTATTGAAGCTAATGATAAACTACACATTGATAGAGTAAGAGAAACTTATTCTGAAGAATCTATAGACACTTTATATAATATTTTATATGACGGCGAGAACAAAGATCGGGTTTGGATTCATTCTCACTTTGGTGTAAATGATATTGAAAGTATCTTTAGTAAGATACGTTACATGATTATAGGTTGTGAATGTAAGTGGATAGTAATTGATCACTTACATATGCTAGTTAGTGCTAGTGTAGAAGGGGATGAGCGTAGGACTATTGATTCTATTATGACTAGGCTACGTTGTATGTGCGAAGAAACAGGGGCGGGTATGATACTAGTCTCTCATCTTAGAAGGATAGACGGTAATAGAGGGCATGAGAACGGCGTTGAAACAGGGTTATCACATCTTCGCGGCTCTCAAAGTATCGCTCAATTAAGTGACTGCGTTATATCTTTAGAACGAAACCAACAATCAGACGATGCAGTTGAAGCATCAACTACGAAGGTACGTGTACTTAAATCTAGGTATACTGGCGATACTGGAGTAGCTACTCATTTGCTTTACGATAACGACACTGGTAGACTTTCTGAAACTCAAATAGAAGATCTATCAGCAGAGGATGAGCTATGAATTTAGTTTTCGACATTGAAGCAAACGGATTAGATCCCACTATAATTTTTTGCATTGCTGCTATAGATGTAGATACAAAAAAAGTTTACTCTTTTGATATAGACAATGTAATCCCTGGTTTAAAACTTCTTCAAGGAGCTTCTAAGTTAATAGGACATAACATATTAGGATACGATATCCCTGCAATTAAAAAGATAACAGGTATAGATCTCGCTACTGTTAAAATTGTAGACACTTTAGTCCTGTCACGTTTATTTAATCCTACTAGAGAAGGTGGACACGGTTTAGAAAGTTGGGGTTATCGTCTTGGATTTAAAAAAGGAAACTACGGTAGTTCTGAAGGAGCTTGGGATTCTTACACACCTGAGATGCTAGAGTATTGTATCAATGATGTCGAGTTAAACTTAAAAGTATATGAGCTTTTAAAATCTAAAGAAAGCAAAGGTTTCTCTGGGGACTCTGTTAAGATAGAACATTCAGTAGCTGCAATTATTAATCAACAACGTACCAATGGTTTTCTACTTGATGTGCAAAAATGTACTATGCTTATAGCAGAACTGCAAGAAAAAATAGAATGGGTACAAGCAGAAGTACATGAAACTTTTAAACCTGATATAACTCACTTAGTATTAAAACCTAAGCACAATAAGTCTGGTAGTCTTTCTAAGACTGCTACTGATCCTGAAGGTAACGGTGTTCGCCTTACAGAGGAAGAGTACAACTTAATGTGTGGCGGTTCTGAAGTTATAAGAATCACTTCGGTTGATTTTAATTTAGGATCTCGTAAGCAAATAGGAGAGTATCTTATTGGGTTTGGTTGGAAGCCAAAGAAACGAACACCTACTGGTCAACCAATAGTAGATGAAGGCACTTTAAATAAAGTTAAAAATATACCTGAAGCTGCTATGATTGCTAAGTATCTTATGCTTCAGAAAAGATTAGCCCAAGTTAAAAGTTGGTTAAAAGAAGTTGATGAAAATACAGATAGAGTACATGGGTACGTTAATCCTAATGGTGCGGTAACATCTAGAATGACTCACTCTCATCCTAACATGGCTCAAATACCTAGTATTAAATCGCCTTATGGCCCAGAGTGTCGAAGTTGTTGGATAGTTCCTGAAGGTTACAAGCTAGTGGGTATAGATGCTTCGGGTCTTGAACTTAGAATGTTAGCTCACGAAATGAACGATAAGGGGTATACAAATGAAATACTTAACGGAGATATTCACACTACCAACCAAAACCTTGCTGGACTTAAATCAAGAGATCAGGCAAAAACTTTTATTTATGCCCTCCTGTACGGAGCAGGAGATGAAAAGCTTGGGAGCGTGGCTGGAGGAGGTAGACAAGCAGGTAAGCAGCTTAAACAACGCTTCTTTAGTGGTCTGCCATCATTTAAAACTCTTAAAAACAGAGTATCAAGAGAAGCTACAAGCGGATTTATTAAAGCAGTAGATGGTCGTAAGCTTACAGTGCGCTCAGAACACGCTGCTTTAAACACTCTTCTACAAGGTAACGGTTCTATTGTAATGAAATTTG